TTTTATTAACATAAGTGGGGTTTTGCACTCTGCCTCTATCATAAGTAAAACCAGAAACATATACGGCCATTGCTGGTACTGAGTTTAAGTAATTTTCACTATTTTCTTTCAGGATATTGGCAACTTGTCTACTACTATCAGCATAAATTACTGGTACTCTTTGTAGTGTTGTAATATTTTCTCGATCTTTTCCAAATTGTACTTGAAAATTGCTAATCATTCTTATAAATTGAATAATATATCTTCTTATCTGTTGATCGTAGAAAAAACTTTGTAAAGCCATAATAAATCCTTTAATTATCAGCCTTAGGCGTCAATGCCTTGCTAAGACTTTGTCGTGTTGGCATTGTTTGTCCGTCTGATGTAGTGAAAGTAGTATTGTTATTAACAAATATACTTCTTTGTGTTTGATTGTTTGGTCCTGGTGTAAGTTCAGTTCTAACTTTATCTTCAATCTTAACCCAGCGTTTGCCATCAAATCTAAATAAACGATTAGGAACAAAATCTGTCCGTAATACATATGCTCCAATTTCAACTGTATCTGGAAATGATGTGCCAGCTGTAACAGGCCAACCGTTTGGTGCAGTGCCATCTCCCGACAAATATGCAGGAACATTTGTGTCTGGAGTAGTTGGGTTTACATTACTATAAGCATTGATGCTATCAGCAGTAATTTGGGTATAGTCTACTGTTCTGCCTAAAGGGTCGCCGGGAGCACCATCCGGGTCTATTGGTTCAATATATAAACTATCTACATTGGTACCACTCTTGGGTACATCTATTTCAGCTTGTCTAATAATTGCATCGTTTATTTCTATTAGTTTATTAAAGTTGCTCATTATATCAACAATTGGAGTATCAACATTTTCACTTGCTGCAATATTATTCAATATATCTTTATATTCTTGACTATTTACTAATGGTGTTAACTTCACTCGCCAAATATGTGGCCACCAAGTTGGGCTAAACCCCTCTGCTGCAAATTGTGCATCTTGTACTACATAAAATCGTTTCAATGCAGCAGGCAAATCGTCATTTAAGGGAAAATAATCTTTTCTATGAGGTAATTCTAACACATCACCTGATAATATTTTTCTACCTAAAGTCTGTACCATGTCATTTAAATGAAAATTCATAAACACAGTGTCTGGGCTTAAAAATATACCAAATTGTTTTAAGTCAAAGTCATTATCGCTTACAGTATAGATACCTCTCATTGAGTAAATACTTGTATCGTATTTTCTATCTCTATTTTCTAGGAATAATAGGTCTTGTATATTTGTAATTTTCTCGTTAACATAGACTGGTTGTGTGCCATCGCGCCAACTTACATTTATACTAGACCCTGTAACAATATTTGATGTTATATTACTGCTTATTGTAATAGTATTTGCAGTAAGATTGCTTAAAGTAATCACTGTATTTGCAGCAATTCCAACTCCAGTTACTGCCTGTCCAACTTCCATAGTTGCCACATTACTAAAACTTAGAACTCTAGTATTAGCATTTGCGGTTGTGGTAGTGAAATAGTAAGTGCCTTGTGGGTTTGGTCCTATATATTTGTGGAGATTTACTCCAGTTCCGCCCATGGTAAAAGTTTCGCTAATTCGGCTATCCAAATATTTGTAGTCATTGGTATGTCGATCACGCCATAAACTGATTCTAGGAATTTTAGTTCTCCAACTATAATAATATATATTTATAGAAAATTAGGTTGTATTTAAATGATAACTATAGTATAATTGTACTCAATATTGAGTGGAGATAATGTTTTGGCTAAAATTAAAATTGACGGCAAATCAGTAAAACCCCGTAAACCTACGGTAAGAAGCCAATATGCTGCAGATGAAAAGTATACAGGAACTGAACCAGTTTGGGATACCGAACGAGCATCCGCTATGTCCGATGCTGATTTTGATCATCATTTGCGTAAAAGTTTTAATTATTACAATTACCATTTTAACCAGCGTGAACTTAAGAAACATGTGGTAGAATGGATGTTAACCGAATCTACCTTTAATAAAGATGATGTTAAAGTTTTCGAAAAAGTGCCAGATGCACAAATTCCCATGGTATTATGTAGTATTATTATGGCATATAAAGCAGGTATGCCGTTAAAAGAAAAGTTATCCAAATATGTAATCGAAACCATTGCGGGATTAATCACCAAAACAGACTTTAGCAGTCAGACTGGTACTCCACAAAAAAGTAAAAAACCTGTAGTTACAGCTAAACCTATCACCATTCAGGATAGGATTGCTGAAAAGACCAGTGAGCAGCTTGGTGATTTTGAGGGTGCATATGATGAGATTATTAAGAAAATGCCCGGTAATTTTAAAGCATACGAGTATTTTGTAAAAAACAATGTGCCACAAAGTCAATTAGGCAAATTTGAAGAACTTATTTTATACCGCCAGCGAGAAATTCAAGCTGCGCAACAAGGCACCGATCCACAACTAGTTGAAGCATATAAACATTATAAAGCAGCCACCTATAAAGCACATCTAGCATTCTTTAAACAGTGTTTGGATGATATTGTCCAATACCGGTCTGTAAAACAAGCAACTAAAAAAGCAAGGGTAAAGAAGCCCACAAGTAAAGACAAGGTTGTAAGTAAAGTTCAATACCTAAAAGAAGATAAAATTCTTAAGATGGTCAGTATTAATCCTGTGGATATTATTGGTGCAAAAGTATTATGGGTATATAATGTAAAAACACGCAAGTTGGGTAAATATCAAGCTGATGATATGGCAGAACTTGGGATTAAAGGCACCAGCATCATCAACTTTAATGTAATGACTAGTGTTGGTAAAATTATTAGGAAACCAACTGAGAAACTTAAAGAATTTATGCGAGCTAATAAAACTCAATTAAAGAAGTTTCTTAATGATATTAAAGCAACTGAAACTAAACTGGCTGGAAGAATTAACTCTGATACAATCTTATTGAAAGTAGAAACATAATAAATATGGTATATTGGGCCAATATTTATGACTAATGTTGTTATACAACCGAATCTACAAAATGATCTAAGCATCAGAACACAAAACTTGGGCGGGCCTGGTCCCATTAGCATAGAAAGTGCTATTGAAGCCAATTCGCAAATTCAAACATTAAATCAATTAAGAAACGATCTTACTGATTATATTCGTCTTAGATTAGGCGATCAGATGGTTGATGTGGAGTTAGACAAAGAGCATTATGATTTAGCTATTAAACAAGCATTAATTAAATATAGGCAACGGGCACAAAATAGCACAGAAGAAAGTTATGCTTTTTTAGATCTTTTGCCCGAAGTGCAAGAATACATTTTACCCAGTTATGTGCAAGAAGTTAGAGCTGTATATAGAAGGGGTATAGGTAGTGTAAGTGGAACTACCGCCAGTCAATTTGAGCCGTTTGCTTCAGGGTATTTAAACACTTATATGCTGGTAGCAGGACGAGTTGGCGGGTTAACTAATTATGAGTTTTTCGTAAGCTATCAAAAACTTGCTATGCGTATGTTTGGCGGTTTTATGAACTATACTTGGAATAGGGTCACTAAAAAACTTACATTAATAAGAAAGATTCCAGATTATGGGCATACTTTTTTTAATTTACAAAGTTTAACTGCCGCTGCCACCACAGTAAATAGTGTAATTACAATTACTTTAGCACAACCAGTAACAATGGCGCCAGGTGATAGTGTTTACATACAAAATTGTCCTGTAGATGGATATAATGCACAATACATTTTACAAACAATAGATGGGTCTGGCACAGTTTTAACAGTATTAGCAAATCAAAGTCTAGCAGCAACCAGTGTGACAGGAATTCAAATATCTGCCACACAAATATGGAGCCCAACAGTAGATGGGATAGGCAATACTGAAAGTGTTCTTTTACAAGTATATAATTACAAACCAGATAGTGTTATAATTAGTGATCCACAAGTTTATCCTTGGATTCAGGATTATGCATTAGCTATGTGTAAAGGTATGTTGGGCCAGGCAAGAAGTAAATTTGCTACTGTAGCAGGCCCACAGGGTGCGACACAATTAAATGGCACTGCATTAATACAGGAATCAGTTGCTGAGTTAGAAAAATTAGAAAATGACTTAAAGTTTTACACAGATGGTTCACAGCCTTTAAGTTTTGTTATAGGTTAATTCAATTAAGTAAGGATTTTCAATGATAGTTGGACTAGTTGGCCTAATAGGCAGTGGCAAAGACACCGCCGCAGATTTTTTAGTAGACAATTACAATTTCCAAAGAGAAAGTTTTGCTGGGCATTTAAAAGATATCGTTTCTATTGTATTTGGTTGGGAAAGGGATTTATTGGAAGGTAGAACAGCAGAAAGTCGTCATTGGCGTGAGCAAGTTGACCCATGGTGGTCTAATAGATTATGTATGAATGTTACTCCTAGATGGGTATTACAGTATTGGGGTACGGAAGTTTTACGCAAAAACTTTCACGATGACATATGGATTGCCAGTTTAGAAAAGAAAATTACTAATAAAGGTGGTAATATCATAATTACTGATTGCAGATTTCCCAACGAAATCGCAGTTTTTAAAAAATTGCAAGCTAAAATTTGTAGAGTTATTCGTGGGCCTGATCCTGAGTGGTTCAAATATGCCAAAATTTTTATGGCGGGGCCTTATCATCCTTTATACGAAATGTCTAAAGATTTCATAGAACAAGCAAAGATTCATGCAAGTGAATACAGTTGGGCCAATACAGATTTCGATATGATCATAGATAATAACAGAGATATAAGTAATTTATATAGACAATTAATGGAAATAGTAAAATAAAAAATAATTTGTTAAAACACTCCTATATGGGGTGTTTTTTTTGGGTTTTCCGATAAATATCTTTAAATGTAATAAAGGAAAACGATATGGCTGACCTTGTAAGTCCAGGCGTACAGGTAACTGTAATAGATGAAAGTAACTATGCACCAGCTGCAGTTGGGTCGGTAGCATATATACTTTTGGCTACTGCAGAGAACAAATACAATCCTAGTGGCACAGCATATGCTGCTGGTACACTAGCTAGTAATGCTACAAAAATCTATACTATCACTAGTCAAAGAGAATTAGTGCAAACTTTTGGTAACCCAATATTTAAAACAACTGCGTCAGGAGCACCAATTAATGGTGACGAGCAAAATGAATATGGTCTTCTAGCAGCCTATAGTTTGCTAGCAGTAAGTAATCAAGTTTATATCCAAAGAGCTAATGTTAATTTAGCTGATTTAGGTGGTACTACCACTCGTCCAACAGATCCCCCAACCAATGGAACATATTGGTTAGATACTGTTGATAGTACCTGGGGTGTATATGAATGGAATGCTACTACACAGTCATTTACAAACAAATCAGTGTTAGTTATTAATAGTAGTGACGACATTGTTGGTCTTGCTCCAAATGCCAATATTGGCAATATTGGTGCTTATGCAGTAACAACAGTTACAGCACCATACAGAATTTGGCAAAAGACTTGGGATAATAAATGGAACTTTATAGGTAGCAGCAATTGGGTTACCAATGTCCCAACTGTAATAAGCACCAAAACATCAACAATTGATCCAGGCGATAATCAAACCATTTATATTAATGGTACAGCAGTATCAATAACCACATCAATGACTACTGCAACTGCTATTGCAAGTGCAATTAATACTGCTACCCCAACTAATATTAGAGCTAATGTGTTAAGCACTGGTAATTTTGCTCTATTTACTACTGGTGCTACAGATGCTACTAGATGGGCAAATGTTTGGGGTGCAACTGATGATGCTAATACTGTTATTCAGAATATTGGTCTAACTCCTGGAATTTTCAGAGGACCAACTGCAAATGTTGGACCATACACCAGCGTTCCAACATATGTTGGACAAACTAGTCTTACTGCAAATACAGGTAGACCAAGTGGTTCTATCTGGCATAAAACAAGTATTCAGGACAGTGGATTAACCACTGTTGTGAAGCGTTATAACAGCACAACAGAAGCTTGGGTAAGCCAAACTGTAAACGATTATGCAAATGTATTCACAGCTACATATGGTTTAGATCCTACCAATGGTGGACAAAACATCTCTACTGGCACAGTGTTTACTCAGTATGATACTTTTGCCAATACAACAACTGGTATGCAGTTATGGTATAGATCTGGTGTTAATTCAACAGTAGGTACAGGAACAAGTAGTCCTACA